AGAGTATTAAAGATTATTTTTTAGAATCATATTACAATATAAGAAACTTGTACATAAAAGATGGTATAAGCTTTAAATCCAAATACAGGCAAGAATTTTTTCCAAGTATAGTATTTACTCAATATTATTTTAATTGTATTATAAAAAATAATTCATGGTTTGATATAAAATATTTTAAAGACCATTACGATAGTTATTATACTCACTATGTGGGTGATTTTAAATTTGGTAATGAGATAAAGGAAATAGTAAAATCTCATATAGAAAATAAATTAATTTAAATTTGGATATATCAAATATTTTTCGTATATTTGTTATACAAATAAACTTTAAAAGATGAAATACGACCACAACAATCCACTATCAGATGAAGAGTTAGATAAACTAGCTGAAAAGGATTTTGATTTGTTTTTAGATTATTTAGATTCAAAAACTGCTTATCTAAAACAATTCACTAAACCACTTAGTTCATATCACACCAAACGATTCACTGCTCTAACATTGGCTCAACAAGGTAAACCAATTACTGATGAAGAGTTAAAAAAGGCTGAAAAGATTGGTAAAGAAAATGAACAAAAAGTTATTGATAAGATTGCGAATAAAGAGTGGAAGGAAAAAGAACACGATATGTTGAAAAAGACAGGTGTTAAGAATGTTAAAACAGACCGTTCTCAATGGTTCGATTAAATAAATTATAGGAATGAATGATGTAACATTTTTATTTCCATTTGGAAACGATTCTAAACAGAGATTAAAAAATTTAGAATGCGTATTAAATTATTATAGAAAACGATGGCCAACAATTCCTTTTGTTATTTCCGAGATTGGAAAAACTCAAACAGAAATAAATAAACCTACAAATACTAAACATATCTTCACAGAAAACACAGGTCTACATTCACAATCAAAGGCAATAAATTGTGGTATAGATGTTATTAAAACAAAGGTACTTGTGTGTATTGATGCTGATATTATCTTAACTGATTATATTAATTTAGATGTACTGATTCGTGATATACTCATTGATGATATTGATTATGGGTTACCATATAATGAGTGTTTGGATTTTCCACACTTTAGAGCAAGAATCGGTTATAATAAAGAAGTTATTGGAGGAATCTTTGTAGTAAATCTAAATAAATTTAAGGATGTAGGTGGCCAAAGTGAAAAATATAAAGGATGGGGATTTGAAGATAATGAAAGACATTATCGATTATTACGAAATAATTTTAAATTCAAACGAATGGATGGTACTCTTTTTCATTTAGAACATCCTGACCAAAACAACAAATATCAAAATTTCGAGATTAATAAACAACATTTTATAAATGATAATAAATAAATTATGGCAAAAATTATAGGAATGAATGATGGTGGAAATACACCCCCACCTCAACAACCAAAGATAGATTTATCTAAGGCAAAAGAAATCTCATGTCAAGAATGTGGTGGAACTGTATTTATACCAGGTACTAAGTTCTTAAAGATTTCTAAGATGGTAACAGGTACACCAAATGATGCAATCATACCAGTAGAATTATATCTATGTGGTGATTGTGGAGAAATTTGTGAAGAGTTACTACCAAACGAATTAAAAAGTAATGGCAAAAACTAAATCATTATTTGACCACATAAAAGCGGTTACACAATTTCAAGACCCAAAGTATTGGGATAAACTTGAAGAAGGTGATAAGAAAACTTGGAGTAACTATATGGTTCATCGTTTTCTTTCTATGAATCCTGATTGGATAGAAGTTCTCTCAGAAATACAACCTTATACACAAGTATTAGAACCCAAACAATTGTATCTTTCTCTTATTGGTATTATTCCAAAGGGTAGATACTTTTTGAAATATACAAAAGGCAAAAAAGATAACAAATACGAATCTTTCTTAGTTGATTTGATTAAACAAGATTTTATGTGTTCTTCTAAAGAAGCAGAAGATTATTGTGAAATATTGTATTCAACGAGAGAAGGAAGAGAAAATATCAAATATATTTGTGAGAAATATGGTGTTGATAAAAAACAAATAACAAAACTAAAATTAAAGGTTTAATTATTTGGATTTCTCATATTTTTTTCGTATATTTACATAGTAAATTAAAGTATTATGGCTAGAGTAAGTTACTCACAATATGGAATGTATTCAACTTGTCAAGAACAATATAAGTTAAATTATGTTGATAAGTTAGGAACATCATCCGCAAATATCCACACAATCTTCGGTTCAGCAATGCACGAAACCATCCAACACTTTTTGGATGTGATGTATAATGTTACAAAGAAACAAGCACTTCAGTTAGATTTAGAAAAGATGTTGTACAATCAAATGGTAGAACACTTTAAGAAAGAATCAGAAAAGATGGATGAAGGTATGTATCCATGTAAGAAAGAAGAGTTAGGTGAGTTCTTTGAAGATGGTAAAAAAATATTATCTTATTTCACTAAAAAATTAGATAAGTTATACACTAAGAGTGGATATGAACTTGTAGCCATAGAACAAAGATTGAATGCAGAAGTAAAACCTGGTGTACACTTCATTGGTTTTATTGATGTACTCCTCAAAGATAAAACAACACAAAATTATGTTATCATTGACTTAAAAACTTCAACAAGAGGTTGGAATAAGTATCAAAAAAATGATAAGGTAAAAACATCACAAATGTTACTTTACAAAAAATTCTATTCAGAAAAGTATAATATTCCTTTAGATAAGATAAAAGTAGAATATCAAATATTGAAAAGAAAGATAAGTGAAGATTACGAATTCCCCATTCCAAGAATATCAAAGTTTGTTCCTGCTAATGGAAAACCTTCCGTAAATAAGGCATGGAAAGGTTTTACAGATTTTGTTGATTCTGTATTTGGAGATGAAGGACAAATAATACAAGAAGTATTTCCACATAACAAAGGTAATCATTGTAAATGGTGTGAGTTTAAAGAGAGAGGTTTGTGTTCTGCTTGGAATTAGTTTGTTTTTTATATTTGTATATATTTATATAAAACACTAAAAGGAAAGTTATGGCAGAAACAAAACTTACAACTGTAAAAATTATAAAAGGAATTTATTCTAAGTTTAAAAGATTATCTTTTGATTCGAATATTACACTTCAAAAATTAGTTAACAGGTCAGTTAACAAATATATCGAAGATGAAGATTTTAGATTAGAAATAAACAATTATGAAAATCTACATGAGAGTGGCTCTCAATTTTAATTATGAACAAACAAGATAACGGTAATACACAACTTAATCAAGCTCGTAACGAATTCAACGATAGAGTTGAAACTAAAAAATATTTAGGAAATACACTTAGGGTTAAGTTAAACAACCACAGAAGATTTAGAACAATTTAAATAAAGGTTAATGGCAAAGAAGAAGATTCTACTATTATCTGATGATTTAAGGATGTCATCAGGTATTGCAACAGTTTCAAAAGAATTAGTTTTCGGTACATTGGAACATTATGATTGGGTACAATTAGGAGCAGCAGTAAATCATCCTGAAAAAGGTAAAGAAATAGATTTGGGTGAAGATGCTCGTAAACTTAGTGGAGTAGAAGATGCTTCATTAAAACTCATTCCTTGGACTGGATATGGTGATGCAAATATTCTCAGAGAATTAATTATGAGACACCAACCAGATGCAATTCTACACTTTACAGACCCAAGATATTGGAGATGGTTATACGAAATGGAAGCAGAACTAAGACAGAATATACCAATTCTGTTTTATCATATTTGGGATGATTTACCAGACCCTCACTACAATAGAGATTACTATGAATCATGTGATTGGTTAGGATGTATCTCAAGACAAACTTATGGTATTGTAAGTAGAGTTGGTAAGATTGATTCAGAAACAATCAAACCACTTGAAGATTGGCAAGTATCCTATGTACCTCATGGTATTAATGAAGATACTTACAAACCAACTGAAGTACCACAAGATTTTAGAAAACAATTACTTGGTGATAAAGATTACAAATTTGTTCTGTTTTGGATGAATAGAAATATCAAAAGAAAACAACCATCAGATGTTATTTGGGCATTTAATAAGTTTGTAGATGGATTACCAGAAGAAGATAAAGATAAGGTATGTTTAATAATGCACACTGCACCTCAAGACCAAAATGGTACTGATTTGATTGCGGTTGCTGATAGATTAGCTCCTGGTGTTGATATTAAATTTTCCACAGATAGGATAAATCAAGAACAATTAAATTATCTTTATAACTTATCAGATTGTACAATCAATATTGCAGGTAACGAAGGGTTTGGATTAACAACTGCTGAATCAGTTATGGCAGGAACTCCTATCATTGTAAATGTTACTGGTGGATTACAAGACCAATGTGGATTCAAAAAGAAATCAACAAAAGAATATCTAACCGCCGATGATTACAAACAAATCGGTTCACTTCATGATTGGAGAGAATGGGAAGATAAAGTAACTCATGGTGAGTGGGTAAAACCAGTATGGCCAAGAGTTCAAACTATGGTAGGTTCTATTCCTACTCCATATATTATTGATGATAAAGTTGATGTTGTAGATGTTTCAGAATCTATCAGATATTGGTATGATAAAACACCTCAACAAAGAAAAGAAGCTGGTTTGAAAGGTAGAGAAGAGTTTTTAGGTGAGATGGGATTAAATTCTAAAAATATGTGTAAAACACTTGTTGATGGGGTTGAAACTACATTTAAAAATTGGAAACCAAAGAAGAAGTTTAATGTATATAAACTTAGGTAATGAGTAAGCCAATCTTCATTGTGAGATTTCCAGGTTATTGGACTAATAATCAAGTTAATGAATCTCGTAGAGCTATTCATAATATGAAAGAACTTGGTGATGATTACCATGTTCTAACTTTACAAGATAATGAAATCGAAACTACAAGATTTGAGTGTTACAATTCACCACATGAACCAGAAAAATTAGAAGAAATTACAAAACTAACAAAACTCTCAATAGAGAGATGTTTAAGAA